GCAACTGCACTTATCAAAAGACAGTGGGGTGCAAACCTTTCAAAGTTTAATGGTGTTCAGATGTTGGGTGGTGTCACTATGAATGGTGAAACAATCTACTCACAAGCACAAGAAGAAATGGAAAAACTAGAAGAACAGATTCAATTAGCATACGAGTTACCACCAGAATATATGATGGGATAGTGCCATGGCTGTAAACAGTATATTCCATACAAACAATAAAAGTTCGATACTCGCAGAAAGAAATCTATACAAGGACTTAATCAAAGAGGCAATCCAGATCTATGGACATGATGTTTATTATGTCGATAGAACTTTGGTTGCACGAGATAATGTTCTTGGTGAAGATGCTCTGTCAAAGTTTACAAATGCACAACCCATTGAGATGTACGTTGAGGACTCAGAAGGTTTTGGTGGTGATAAAGAAATCATCACACAGTTTGGTTTAGAAAATCGTAATGAGATCACTTTTGTAGTATCCAAAGAAAAATTTCAACAACTAGATAGTCAGATTAGTTTAGAAGATGGAACTGATACCACTGGTGGTTCTATTCTTCTAGAGGCTGGAAGTATTCAAGTATCAAACCTTACTACACTGTCAAAGTATTTTATCACTGACGAAAGTGGTAACAATATATTGAATGAAGATGGTAGTGGTGGAAAGATACTGTCTGAAGAGAGTGGCAATGAGTTTTATCTCATACAAGATACTGCTGTTACAGATGCAGATAGACCTCAAGAGGGTGACATAATATATCATCCAATCTTTGAGAAAATGTTTGAAATTAATTTTGTAGATCACGATGAACCATTCTTTCAACTGGACAACAATCCAGTATACAAATTACGATGCAAGTCGTTTGAGTATAGTTCAGAAGCTCTTGACACTGGAATATCCACGATTGATGAGATTGAAGATGACTTGTCAACAAGCACAAACGAGTTCCAGTTTACATTAGAACAATCATCTGCATACAATGAAAGTATCGCACTTGAGTTTAACACAAATCTAACTTACACAGATTCAGTTCTTATGGAAGATGATGATACTGTGGTTCACGAGGATGACTCAAGATCTGCTGGTGATGCAATCTTACTTGAGAATGATGCAGACAGTGGACTGAAAGAATACTTAATACAAGAATCCTATATAGTAGGAGATGCATCTACAGATAAGACTGCACAAAACGAATTATTTGACACACTTGATGATACTGTCCTAGACTTTACGGAGAGTAATCCATTTGGTGATGCTGGGAGTTTATAATGTTAGGACAATCCTTCTACCATGAAACAATAAGAAACGTCATAGTTGCATTTGGAACTATGTTCAACAACATACAGATTGTTCGTAAGGACAATAGTGGAACTGTTACACAGATAATGAAAGTTCCTCTTGCATATGGGCCGAAACAAAAGTTCTTGACTCGTTTAGACCAAGACCCATCTTTGTCTGCTGCGACTGCGATCACATTACCAAGATTGGGTTTTGAGATTGGAAGTCTTACTTATGATACTGCACGAAAGATGAATCGTGTTCAGAAGTTTAAGAAGGTAAAGTCAAATAATAAAAACAAACTTGACACACAGTTTATGCCTGTTCCTTACAATCTGGACATCACTCTGTTTGCGATGGCAAAAAACTCTGACGATGCGTTGCAGATTGTAGAACAGATACTGCCTTTCTTTCAACCAGACTACACACTTACAATAAATGATATGGCAGACATGGGTATCAAAAGAGATGTTCCCATCATACTGAATGATGTAAGTTATGAGGATAGTTATCAAGGTGATTTTGAAAGTCGTAGAGCAATCATTTATACTCTAGGGTTTACAACCAAGTTTTATCTCTACGGCCCTGTTACATCTTCAAGTGTTATTAAGACTGTTCAAGTTGATCAGTATGCAAATCTTCCAGAGGTATCTCCAACCAGAGAACAGAGATATTCAGTCACACCAAAACCAATCACTGCTGATGCAGATGATGACTTTGGTTTCAATGAGACAAGTTCTTTCTTTGTGGATGCAAAGAACTTTGATCCAGAGACTGGCACAGATAAACTAAAACAAGGAAATACTTCATAATGCCTTTTAGTAATGAAATAAGAGCTGGTGCATCTGGTGCTCAGTCCACTGCACTTTTTAATGATGTGACAAGTCGTTCTTTACGACTTGAGAAAGATGATAGTTCATATCTAAATTTTACAAATGGAACTGCAACTGATATTAGTAAGTGGACTGTAAATTTTTGGTGGAAACAAGGGGCACATACTCTTTCTTATTCCAGTGATTATGTTACTCTTTGGGGTGTGGAGGGGCCAGGCACAACATCATTCTCTTTCATAGAGGGTGATTTACATTTCTATTTAAATTATAATTCTGGTGGAAGTCAAATAGTTTTGAGAAGTAATAGAAAATTTCGTGACCCATCAGCATGGTATAATTTTCATGTAAAATTTGATCGTGCTCAAGGAACTGCAGCAAACAGACTTAAAATATTTGTGAACGGAGTTGATCTTGACGATGAGGGTGGATACTCAACAGATCAACGATCTACTATTGCAAGTGATTCAAGTAGTGGTTGGAATGTTAGTGGCACATCAGCTGCAATAGGTAGACGTTCTGGTGATACTGCTAGTAGATATTCTCAAGGATACATGGCATATTTTCATAATATTGATGGACAATATTTAGATGCAACAGATTTCATACAAATAAAAGATGGAGTTTGCGTACCAAAATTATACAGTGGAAGCTATGGAAACAACGGATGGAAACTTGAGTTCTTACAAACTGGAACTGGAACAGCATCATCATCTACAATAGGTGCCGATACAAGTGGTAATGATAATCACTGGACATCTAACAATTTAGCATCAACGGATATCATGCTTGACCATCCAGAAAATAATTTTTGCACGTTGAATCCAGTTGCATACACAACCATTGGTACTCTTACCCAAGGTAATCTTACACTCGCAACCTCTACGAACAACAGGGCTGTTCACGGCACATTTTCTCTCCCACCAAGTGGCAAATGGTATTACGAAGTTCATATTGATTCTGTACAAAGTGGAGGTGCCATTTACTATGGATGGAGCACGGATACAAGTTTAGGGGTTGATGAATATGCTCCCAGTAAAGGAATATTTTTTAGTTCATATAATGAACAGGTTTTATTAGATGGTAGTGGTCAATCTGGCGGTTATGGGTCAACTGGAACTGACAGGGGATCTAATGGAGACATATATTCTATTCTTTTAGATGTGGACAATGGCAGATTTTACTATGCTAAAAACGGCACATATTTCAATAGTGCAGACCCAGCAGCAGGAACAGGTGGACTAGACGTTTCTGCAACTCTTACTGCGGCTGACACTAGGGTCACTCCATGCCTTTCAAGAGGTGGTTCATACAACGAAACTTATTCAGTTAATTTTGGTCAAGATAGTAAAGATGTATCGTCTGCAAATTCAGATGAAAATGGTTTTGGCACGTTTGAGCATTCTGTCCCAGCTGGATTTTTAGCCCTTTGTTCAGCTAATTTACCAGACCCAACAATAGGCCCAAATCTAAGTGATCTGACTGATGAAAATTTCAATACAGTGTTATATACTGGCAATGGTAGCACACAAAGCATTACGGGCGTTGGATTTCAGCCAAATTGGACATGGATAAAAAATAGAGATCAAAATGATTCTAATGTACTGACAGACAGTGTGCGAGGAGTTACAAAAGAATTACAGTCTGACACTGCAACTGATGAAATCACTAACGCAGACGGATTAACATCATTTGATTCAGATGGATTTAGTCTTGGTGCCGATGTCGCATATAATACGAGCACTGAATCCTATGTTTCTTGGAACTGGAAAATGGGGACTGCGTTTAGTAATGATGCATCCGCAACAGGTGTTGGTACTATAGATAGCACTGGTTCAGTAAACACGACAAATGGACAAGCAATAATTTCTTACACTGGAACTGGATCTGCTGG